CGGTGATGTCGAACATATTGCCATCGGCACCAAGCGTGAGCGCGCTCCCCGAAGCAACCGGGGTTCCCTGTGCGAGCTTTTGGATCGCCAGCCAGTTGCGGGCGTCCTTCTCGATCAGCGTGGTTGCCTGCGCGACGGTCATGCGCCGGGATGTACCGGCGTCATTCACCTCGAGCTGCATGGCAGCAAGCGCCGCCGCCGCAGAGGGGAGATCGGAGATCTTGACGTTAGCCATCTAATCCATCCTTTTCCATTGGCCGCTGTCTTTGACGTAGCCGCCAAGGGGAGTGACCCAAGCGGTGTTATATCTCACTTTGACGATCGGGATTTGCCACACACCAAGGGGGCCACCCCCTGAGATCGTGGTGATACGGAAATCGCTGCCTTCGGTGATACGCTCGAGCCCGGTTTCGGTCAGTCGGCCGAGGGCAAATGGCAACACCCAGGTCGACCCGGCGTAGGCCGTGAAGCCCGAGGCGTCCACGATCGATCCGGTCGCCGTCAGGCTTGTGGCTCCTGCGAAGGTAGGCACGACAGCGGCAGCGATCGTGCCCGCAGCCGAGACGGACATCGCCCCACCGAGAGCCACCACCGCCGCGTCTGTCAAGCTACCGGTCGCCGATAGGGCGGCAACGCCCTGATAACTTCCGATGCCCGCATAGAGGTTCGAGCCGATCGCCGAGAGGTCGACCAACACTGGCTGGTCGAGATTGACGGCAGAGATCAGGGAGCCAACAGCCCCCATGCTGGCACTGTTCGGGTGGTCGAGGGTCGATTGCTCTGCGAGTGTGCCGGTGCTGGCGAAGACGCCGGCGCCGCGATAGTTCATCGCGACGACAGCCTCATCGATGCTGGCGATCGCCGCGAGGACCGCTCCCGTTGTGCCGCCAAGATCGATGTCGCCCGTCATCGTGCCTGTGCCAGATAGCGCCGTATCCAACGGATGATCGAGGATCGATTGCTCTAGCAGAGATCCCGCAGCCGTCATCGTTGCATCGATAGGATGATCGAGGATCGATTGCTCGGCGAGGCCTCCGGTGCCGATGAATTCACCGAGGCCCTGGTAGTTGGCAAGGCCAGCCCACAGGTGACTGCCCACGGCAGCCAGCGAAACATCAAGCGGATGGTCGAGGACCGATTGCTCGGCAAGCGTGCCCGTAGCGGTGAGGTCCGCCAGGCCACGGAAGTTTCCGAAGCCAGCCCATACCTGACTGCCGGTTGCGCTCAAGGAAGCGGCGATAGGATGGTCGAGGATCGATTGTTCCAGGAGCGTGCTGGAGGCCGTGTAGGCCGCTAGACCCTGATAGGTGCCTACTCCTGCTGCCAAACGGCTGCCTGTCGCGCTCAGAGAGGCGTCGACGCTGAAATCCATCGTGGTGACGGTAGGTGTGAGTGTGCCCACACCCGCGACCGCGGCCTCGCCGACAATCGTCACCTCTGGCGCTGGATCGAAAGCGATCGAGCCGACCGCCGCCATCGTCGGTGCGCTGATCGGATGATCGAGCTGCGACTGTTCCGCGAGCGTGCCGGTGGCGGTAAGACCGATGAGCCCTTGGTAGTTTGCAAACCCAGCCCATAGATGGCTACCCGCCCCGATCAGCGAGACGACATCGAGCGAGTGATCGAGCTGGCTGGTCACGACGATCGTGCCCGAGGCCGTGAGATCTACGACGGCTTGGAAGTTGCCGACGCCAGCCCATACCTTGCTGCCAACGGCACTGAGCGAGACATCGATCGGCTGGCCGAGGCTTACTTGAGTGGTCAAGGATCCGACGGCTGACAACGCCACGTCGGCGTCATGCTCGATGCCGAAAGCAGACTGTTGCGTGACACGCTGGTCGCCGTCTTCGGTGTGCCGAATATCGGTGCCGTTCTCAGGCGCGCGGATCCCGTCTGGATGGAACGCCGCGACAGAGGCGACGCCGGCGAGTGTGATGGTGGCCGGGTGATCAACGATTGAACCGTCGTCGGCCAGCGTTCCCGCAGCCGCGAGGGTGGCCGCCCCGGCGCCACCAAAGCTGGCGCTGTCGGCGAGCGTGCCGGTGGCCGTCGCTTCGAACAGCCCTTGATGATCGGCGATGCCAGCCCACAGCTTGGAACCGACAGCCGATAGGGAGATGTCGAGCGGATGATCGAGGATCGATTGCTCGGCGAGCGTACCCGCAGCGGCCATAGTCGCAGCGATCGGATGATCGAGGATCGACTGTTCGGCCAGGGTGCCAGCCGCCGTCAGGTCAGCGGCGCCCTGGCGACCGAGAGAGCAGTCAGAGACAAGGAAGCTGCCCGCGCCGGCGAGTGTCGCCAGTGCGCCGTGATCGACGTTCGGTGTCGGATCCGTGACGATCGATCCTACGCCGGCGAACAACGAGGCAAGCGGATGATCGAGCTGAGACTGTTCGGCGAGAGAGCCTGTGGCTGTCAGGTCTGCAACACCCGAGAAGGTGCCGAAGCCCGCTGCCAGCCGGCTGCCGGTCGCCGCCAACGAAACCGTGACGTTCTTCGATACGGTCGGCTCAGGATCGTCAGTGATCGTGCCCGCTGCGGTGAAGGATGCTGCGCCGGGAGCGCCTCTTACACCAACGGCTTCCTCGAGGGTGCCGGTGCCGGTGAACGCGCCGAGACCTTCATGGTCAACGGTCGCGTTTGCGCCTGTGAGGACGCCGGCAGCGTCCCAATCTACGGCGCCATCGTGGTCGATGGTTGGAATGGGATTGATGCAAAGCGTTGCGCCGGCCCATTCGTCGTTCGAAAGTGTGGCGGTTGCCGTGCCGCTGCCGGCGCCACCTGCCGGACCATTGGCATAGGAGATAACCAGTGAGACGCTAGGCGCCGTCCCGGTGCCTCTGTTGATGACCGTCGTGCCTTCCGAGGAATCGCTCACGCTATCGCGGTCGGCGCCGAACAGGCGGAACATGAGTGTGTCGCTGTTCGTCGGTGTGACTTCCGGTGCGGTTATCGTGGACCCGGAGCCATCTTGGTTGCCGAACGCTTCAATAATGTCGTCGGCGTCCGCTCCAGTGAGATGACCGAAGAACCACTCGGTAACTTCGTTATCGTGACCAATCGTATAGGAAGCGGGTACGCTTAATCCTTTGAACGCCCACGCCGTCAGGCGTCCCTGGTTTCCCATCGCTTGATCGAAGATCGCCGTTCCCCAATCGGTGTCGATTGAGGTCCATGCGTTGTCGTCGTCCTTCGCCATGATAACGAGATAGGCGTCGTCATCCGGTCGCGTGGCCGTGGTCGTGACCGTTGTTTGGGTCGACGAGCCCGAGCCTTCGGTAAAGGATTCAAGGACAGGAACGGTCGCCATCGGCTACCTCCGGGCAGCCGAATGGGACCGGCGATGGACTGCCGGTCCCTTCCGGATTGCGTAGCAGCCCCGAGGCAAGGGCCTACGCGAGCGTGAGGTCGATCGCGCCAGTCGCGAACGTGAGCGTGTCGCCGTCACCAACCACCTTCGACGCGGTAAGGATACCGTGCCAGAGGAGATTGCCCGTGGTGATGGCGTCGAAGATGCCCATGTGCGTCACCGTACCCCACGAGCCGCCCGAGGCCGTAAAGACCTGGCTGTCCGTGGTGGTCTGGGTGCCGCCCGGCGAGCTCGCCGCACCAAAGGTCGCGGCCTGACGGGCATAGCCGTTGCCCGACAGTTCGGTGCCGCCGCCCGAGTCCGAGGGCGCCGCCGTGTAGAGCGCGATGTACCAAGCCGTCGGCCGTACCGCCGCGCCGTTCGTCATCAGCCAATCGAGGGCCAACTTTTCCGCAAAGTCACTGAGAGCTGCCATAACGGTTCCTTCCTAGGCAGTTACACGATACCAAATATCGCCGTCCGACCCGCCCGAGGGCGCGCTGGTCGAGATGGTGATCTTGGCGTTGATCGCGGCGAGGGCTGCTGCCGCTGCTGTCGCACCACTTTCGATGTCTGCGACAGTTGAGGTGGTGACGATCACGTCACCGTTGGCGTCGAAGCCGAGGAGCTTGTTGGCGCGCGTCGCTGCGGCCGGCATGGTCATCTCGACCCCGGTGATGTCGTCTTCTTCGTCGGCCTTGATGCAGATCGCAATGATGCGCTCGAGCTGGAGCTCGATGGCGATGATCTTGTTGAGCTGCGTGTTCAGCGAGGCGATGTTGAACTGACCGGTCAGCGGGAAGTTCGTCGTCCGCTTGATCGCGATGTCGTTGTAGATCGTGATGATCGAATTCGAGACAGGCGTCACGAAGGTGAGCGTCCCGCCGCCTTCGACGCCGGCGCCGACCAGAGTATAGTCGGTCGACAACACCTGGACGACGGTATCATCGATGCACACGATGTCAGCGTTTGTGAAGAATTCGAACGGGATCGCGAAAGCGGACTGTGGCGTGCCACCGACCGAGTACCTCACCCAGGGTTCGACATCATTGATCTTGAGGGCCATCGTGGTCTCCTAGATGACTTGTTCGGCGGCGTCGAAGATGCCCCGAAATACAAGGTGGTTCTGAAGCGGGATCAGCGACCGGATCTTTCGAGCGGTGAAGCGGTCCATCTCACCGGAGAGTGTGTCACCCATGATGTCCATGATGTTCGCGAACATCGAGCCGGTCGGGCCCGCGATCGTGCCGAGCTTCGAACGGAACGAAGCATCGTAAGGCCGGGCTCCATTGATGAGAGGACCAAGGCCGACACGATAATCGGTCATCGTTTCGAGCGCCCTGTTGGCGTCGGTGAAATAGCCGAGGATCCCCGATCGATCGACCGCGCCAAGCAACTGTTCTCCGAACTCTTGGTCGCGGTCGTCGCCAAACTGAGCGCGTTTCAGACTGTCGACCACCGCCCCCATCCCGATCAGCATCGCCGTGCCTTGCAGCGCTGCCATGTCACGCTCCTGCAGGGCGGCCATGAGGACGCGGTTGTTCGCCGACATCGCGAAGCTCTTGAACTGCGCGACGACGGAGCCAAGTTCGGTCGAGGCCCAGAGCGGCCGGTCGGCCACGCCTGGGGTGACGATGATCCTGTCGACGTCGGCGCCGAGAGCGTTGCGGAACCGGGCAAGGGCGGCGAGCCCCTCGCTGTCCCACAGTTCGGTGTTGGGCAGGCGCACGCCCTCTTCCGTCTGACCGTAGCGTTCGAACTGAATGGCGATCGCTTCCAGGTCATCGTCGTCGAGACCGGAGCGACCTAGCTTGCCGCGCTCGTTCCTCTGGATCTTGCTGCTGACTTTCTCGACCTCGAGGTTGGCAGCGCGAAGCTGTAGCCGATGCCGGCGTACCTTCATCGCTTGCTCGAGGATCCGATCGGAGACGATAGTGCCGACCCAGCCCTTAATCATGGCGTTCCAGGGGTTCAGCAAGTTGGCGATTGAAAAGATGCCGCTCGAGGTGGTCAACGATCGCTCGAACGCTGTCCGGTGCCCGAAGATGTCGCCGATCTCCGCGAAGGCCAGGGCGCGTGTTCCAAGCTCCATGTCCAAGGCGGTGCCGGCTTTCCCGGCTTCCTTGCGAGAGAGCTTGATGAAAGCATTTTTCTTGAATAGCGGCACCAGGCCCGCCCGGAATGTCCTTTCAACGCCTTCCGTCATAATCGGACGCGCAATATCAGGGAGCTGTGACAAGAACACGCCACCAAGCATGGTCAGGTAAGCCCACTGTTTTGCAGTTCGATAGATACGGGAGACCGTTCGATATGGATCATCGGGCAGGCCATAGGTGCCGCGCAGGCGATCGCGCATTGCCCGGAGGTCTTCGACGTCCTGGCGAAATTGCTTCATGATCGCCTTGCGCTTGATCGGATCGCTCGTGGCACCACGCAACGCCTCAGCGTTGGCGGTGATCTCTTCGATCTCCTTTGCCAAGTCGAGCGATTCGAATTCCTTGAGAAGCTGGATGTCTGTCCCGACAGTTCGGGTATAGAAACGGCCGACAGCCTCGACGTCGCTTTCGAGGAAGTCCTCTACCATGTGATCAGGGATCTCGAAGGAGCGAGCTCGTCCGCCGCGCGCAACGCGCGTGTCGCGGATAGCGTCATCGATCCTGACATAAGGACGCTCCTGGAGGATCCTTTCGAAGATCTCGTCGGCGAGGTGGTGGAGTTCCTTCGCTGGGATCCTCTTGGTTTCCAGGTAATCCATGACGATCTGCTTGAACTCGATCTCACGAGCCTGCAAAACGTCGTGACGCCACATGCGGGGGAAGTAGCTCGTTGCGGTTTCAAGTGTCGGACCGTCCTTGTCGAGACGGGTGATCTCTGCCTCGAGGCGCTGGCGCTCGATGTCGAGATTTTCGGCGCGCTTGCGGCCGCCGCGGGCCTGGGCTTCCAGGATGTCCTCATTGACCTGATCGAGACGTCGGCGCAGCTCGATGCTGAATAGGCCGTGCTCCATGCCTTCATCGAGGGCCGGCTTGAATATCTCGCGTCGCCAGATCTCGGCAGCCTGTTGGACCTCCGGGATAGCGTGCTCATCGCCGTTGCGTAGAGCAATGCCGACCTGCCGGCGGAATTCCAGATAGGTGAGCTTGCCGTCCGGAAGGTGGCCTTGAGCGTCCGTCTTCGTGAAGAAGTCGCGGACACCCATCTGGAGCATATCGATCTTGCTGGCGTCGGCGGGCGGTCGACCGGTCAGGTCGCGGGTTTTGTCGAGTGAACCTGAGCCAGTAGGCGGCGGGACATCGCGCCGGTAGACGTTGGCGTAAATAGCATCGACCTGCTTGATCGCGCCGACCAGGCGCGGCAGCCAGATGCGCTTGAATTCACGCTCGACACTCGGCACGGCTTTGCCGCCACTGAAGTGCTTGTTCTGCAAGATGCCCGGCGTCTCGGCGAGACGTGTAGTGATTTCACGGACAAAGAGATCAGTCGACATCAGCATCCGTTTGAAAGGATTGTCGGGCATACGCTCGAGCAGGAGATGGGTCACGACCATCGCCTCATCGTTGAGACGGTCGCGATAGCGGATCGGCGTTTCATCAACGGCGGCCGCGCCGAGAGTGCGAGGTGAAACCGGCTCATCAGGATCGATGATCCTGCCGTCTTCGGCGGCTATATCACCGCGAGCCTCTTCGTTGCGTCGGGCCTGGTCCGCCATTTCTTGGTGCACGCCTTTTCGTGCAGGGCGGCGGGGACGACGATCAGCGGATTGGAGATCGAGCTCCTCGTCCATCTTGCGGGCGTACTCCGAGACCTTGATCTCAGGCCGATCGATGAAGATGCGCGACGATCGACCGGCGCCGGCGCGCTGTCCGCGCGAGAGAACCGGAGCCAGGACAGCGCCGATGATCGACGCCGTTCCGACGATCAGACCGCTTTCTTGTAGGGTCCGGATCTCACTCGCTCCTTGCAAGATCATTTCTTCAACCGCGGTGGCCCCGCCGATTGTGGCAGCACCGGACAGCGCAGCCTTGCCAGCGGTCATACCGGTCTTGAAGAAGCCCAGCGGCAGAAGCGTTGTCGGTGAGAGTGTCGCGGCAAGCATGGTCGCGCCGAAGCCCATCGCGCCGGCCTCCGCGACGATGCCTCGATTGCTGAGTTCGCGCCGGGCGTTGTTGTAGACCGCCTCGAATTCCTGAGCCGACCGAACGCCCACAAACACTTCGGCCATTTCAGGGCCAAGAGCATCGATGCGCGGATCCTTGAACGGATCGAAATCCGGATCGATCGGATAGGGCTCGATCGCCTCTTGGAACATCTGTCCGGCCAGCCGACCGGCACCGGCGATGGGATTGTCGATCTGCATAGCCGCGTCGAAGATCATCCCGAAGGGAAGACGCCGGGTCTCTACCGGCGCCGTCGCCACACGATCTCTCGGCGCGCGCACCAGAGCGTCGCTGGCCCTCATCTCCTCGAGGCTGACAACGGGCATGGCTACTTGATCTCCAAGATGCCGGCGGCGCTCTCTTCATGCTTGCCGCCCTTCGCCTTGAAGCTGAAGACGTTGGAGCCATCGGCCGTGAGATAGGAGATCGTCCCGTTGAGGAACATACGAACCGTGCGGATCTCGAGCTCAGGATCGTTGATGCCGATGTTGTAATACCGTGCACGGCGGCCGGCGATGCCCTTCGAGGCTTTGCCATTGATCGTGGCCGTGTCGAGGGTCTGGATCAAGACCTCCTGATAGTCGGGCGGGTTCTTCGCCATCGCCGCTCTGAGCTTCGGTGCCTTATTGATGATGCCGGTTCCAGCGTTGTAGACCAGATCGAGGAGCGCGACCTGGATGCCGACAGGAGCGCCCGCATAGTTCGGGAGCTTGGCCTTGAGCGTGTCGAAGTCCTCTTCGATCGCCATGGCCGCGGCGCGTTCGTCCGTGAGCTGCTTCCCGGCCTTGTTCTCGATCTCGGCTTTGCGGTCCGGATCCAGGCCAAGCGCGCCAGCAATCTTACCGGAGCCGCTGTCTTGCTTCCCGAGGGTGTCGCCTTCGTCCGTTTTGATCAAAGTGAAGACGGCCTGTGTGGCTGGTTGCATGGGGGTCCGTGCCTCCTGTTTCGGGTTGCCGGGCTCGCCTTCCGGGATGCCTAGCGGAGTAGCCGCTTGGTTCATCCGGGATGGATTGCCGAAGTAGTCACGCTCTTTCTCAGCCAGGAATTCGCCAGCCGATTTCACAGTTCTCCCGCCGAATTGAGCGACCCTGATTGTGCCTTCAGTCAGAGCCTTTTCGAGAGTTGTCGCAGGTCGGCCCTCCTCACTTTCGATCGCAGCCAGTTGCTTCGTGAGTTCCTGGTGGAGCGCTACGGTGCGGGCTCTCTGCTCGAGGCCCTGTTCGCTCTGTTCGAAGGGCGGCGGAGCAAATTCCATCCGGCGCAGCCCTTCGCCAAAGAGCGGTTCGTAATTTCCAAGGACGCCATCACCGTCTTGATCGCGTGCCATCCACATCTGGTAGGTAGGCTGTCCGGCCATATTGTGGTGGCCCGAGAAGACCGGGATAATCTGGTTGTTGTCGATCATGTCGTGGATGTCGTCCAGATCCCTGATGTCCTCGTCTGCGAGATCCATTATTCCGCTTTGGAACATGGCTTCGGCGATCGGCGCAGCCATGGTGTGCATCACTTCATATTCATCATCGTAGCCAGCGCCGTGCATCGCCATGAGCGAGTTCTGAACCATACGGGCTTCGCCCTCTTTGTTGAGGCGTGAGGGCTGCCAGCGGTTTGCCAGGCGCTCGACGACTTCATCCCGAAGCAGGTCTTCATCGAACTTCACACCGGAGTTGCGATAGTCGGTCACAAGCCGGCTATACAGCTCCTCGAATTCTGCGTAGTAGGTCGCCGGCAGCTCGATGTCGGGCGCTCCGTCATAGAAGGGATGGATTAGCGCGCCGATCGCCTTGTCAGCAAAGCTCTCGATAAAGCCATAGCCGGCGCCGCCAGCGGCCATGACACGCCGAACAGCGGTCAGGGTGTTCTCTTTGAATTCAATCGCGGCTTCACCGATCGTTCGGGCGGAGGCCTCGCCGGCGCCTGTTGCTTTGCCAGCGTTGTCCTGCAGGCGGGCCAGCGTGACGTCGATTGATTCGCTGCCAGCGGAGAGCTCGAGCGCCTGGAGCATACGGAGTGTTTCGGGGTCGAGCTGCGCCTGTAGGGCAGCGTCGCCAGAGATGACCGAAAAGAGGCTTACGGCATAATCGGCCTGCCCGCTGTCGCGAGTGGTCTTGACGAGATCCAGGTATCCGAGAGCGGTCTTGTCAACATAGCCGGTCTGCTGGATCAGGCCACCCCAATGATCAACCGTGTCAGGGTCGCCGGCGATGAACTGGAATTGCCGGTTGAAACCGATCATGGCTTCCTGCTCGGCTTCCGGCAGGTCTGCCATGCCTTCCTCGAGGCGCTGGAGTGCCGCAACCTTGGGGTCGCCTCTGGCGATCGATACGAACAGCTCATAGGCGCGGGTGTTGTCAGCCGTCAGGGGCATTTTCCTGCCGCCGAGCGCCTGGATGATGTTGTCGGTGGCGAGCCGGTAATCCTTCACCGTCTGGATGATCGCCGCGCTTTTCTCATTGTCGGCAGTCAGTTGGGCGTTTCGCCACGTCGCCATCGTCTCGCCCTTGATGATGCCGCGCTGGACGAGCTCCAGCATTTCGATGTCGGAAACGGGCTGATCACTTCGGCCCTCGACATAATCCTTCACTCGGCTGGAGATCTGGGCGATCGTCATTTGAGCGGCGATGTCAGACGCAGCTTTCGCCTTGGTAGCTTTACCGTTGATGACGCGCTCGCGTATCGAGACATCGCTGGCGAGTGAGTTGGCGAGAGCCCTCTGCTGGTCGGAATCGAGGCCCTCGATGTCGCCATCGGAGAGCTGCTGGATATACTCTTCGGCGGCGATCATGGCGTCTGCGTCGCTCATATCGCCGTTGTAGATGCTCCGCATCACGCCAAGGAACTTGCCCTCGAGGATTACATAGCGCGCCTTGGATTTCGCTGCGTCCGCTGATGCCTGAGAGTAGTTGGGCCCAACAAGGCGGTCGTACATATCTTCGATCTGGCCGATCCGCATGGTTGCGGCTTCTTCGGCCTGTCGATCGTCCTGGCCTTGGTACTCGAGCAAGAGATCGTGGGCCTCCTCGGTGAGCTTCTCGATCTCGGTGACGCTCGTGGCAAGCACATCGGCGGCCTGGCGCTCCATCTGCCTGGTGGCGATGCCGTTGAAAAGCTGGCTTTGGTGTGCGCGGACTTCCGCCATCACCAAACTGAGCTGCTGCTCCGGGATGCTGCTTGCGAATTCGTTGACGTAGGCGTCCGAGGCCATCTCGAAAGTGTTGGCGTCGTCCGCGTTCTCACGCGCGAGCGCACTGATCGAATCCTTCGCCCGGCGACTGTTGACCAGGAAACGGTACTGGTCGAAGGAGGCAATCATCTGCTGGTTGGCGAGCGTGCCGTTGACCGTTGGCCGGTTGTCGAAAGAGCCTGTCAGGGGATCTCGACTGAAGGCGAGCGTTCGACCGATCGTCTCCGCGCGATCTTGATCGATGCGCGCCTGCTCTTGGTTCTCTTCCGTGATTTGGGCATCGGCGAAACTGAGCAACCGGCTACCGATCCTGGACAGATCGCCGCCGATATTCGACACGCCGCCAGAGGAGACGTTCGTCAGGCCAATGCGTGTGCTTGGTTCAAAGCGCTGAATTCCAGTAGGCATAGGATCCCCTTACACCATCGAGTTTCCGCCGAAAGATCCACTCCCCATACCGCCACTGTTGATCTGTGGTAGGACGGCCGGCTTCTTCTTCTTGGCAAGTGTCGTGGCCCCGGCAAGAACGGCATCGGCCGCGCCGAGAGCCCCGGAGAACCGGGCGCTCCTCGCCGTGAATTCGGAGCCAGCCGCAGAATTGAGCGCGTTGTTTATGTTGATGCTGGTCGCGATCGCGATGCGGCGTTTCTCGTCCTCATACCGTGCCTGGATATTATCGAGGATCCCCAGCGATGACGATGTAACGTCGCCCAGGTCGCCGCCGCGGCTGGCGATGTTGGCCCTCGAGGCCGCAATCTTGCTGGCGAAGTCGCGGGCTGCATCGGCCTTGTCGAGCTCGCCTTGAAGTCGAGCGTCTTCGGCCCGCTGCCGCGCCTGAGCGGCTTCGAACTCGGCCATGTCTGCTTGCGCTTTGGCCTGGACGAAAGAGCCGATAGCCGACATAGCCATCGACGCGATCGTCAGCATGGTACTGATGCCAAAATCCGCCATCAGACGAGCACCTCTGTTTGCAGGGACAAGATCGTCATCGGCAACGGTCGATCCTGGTCGACTGTCGACTGAGCGTCGCGGTCATAACCGACGTGATAGAACTCTCGCCAGCCGGTCGCCGGCGTCGGTGGGTTGCCCAGGTCCTCGTTGACGGTGCGTAGGATGAGATCCTGGCCCTCAACTCGAGCGCTGTAGGTATTGTCAAAGCGGATGAGTGTCCGGACCAGGCCCTTCAATTCGCCTGAGAAATCAGCGGATTTCGTAACGACGTTCGGCGGAAGGGTCTGCAACTCCGTCGTGAAATCGAGGCCGATCTCGACGTCGGTGTGTTCGTCCTCCGTGGTGATCGAACCACTCACGACAGTGTAGGTGCCGCCATCGAGGACGCCGCCCGAGACAACCTGGACCACCTGGTCTTCGAGGTGTCCAAGCCCGCCGAAGGTGTCCGTTGCCGCGCCAGAGATCTTGATGCTGGCGTCGAGCATATAGGCGTTGTTGAACTTCTCGAGCCGCTTGATCGTGGCACCATCGATCGTTCGTTCGACACAGACAAAGATTTCATCATCGAGGATGCAGATCGATTCGAACGCTGGCACGGTCTCGCCGCCTTCGGTGTCCCATGGTGCCCAGGCCGCGACCGACTGCGAGCGGATCGTGTGGAAGGTCGACATCGTGCCGTCGCTGTTCACGAGGTAGGCATACTGTTCCGTGATCTCGGCTTCGCCGTACAGGACCGACATATCGACCGGCGTCTTGATGAGGTGCGGCGACAGCAATGAGATCGGCTCTGCGGTGTAGGCGTCCTCGACTTCATCGAAGATCATTTCGCGGGCGGCCTTGCCGGATTTCTGGATGAAAATGGCAGCGCCATCAAGAGCATAGGGCCGAACGGTGCCGATGCCGTAGGGCGTCTGCTGCGGTGCGCTGAAGGTCTCGGGCGTGATCGGCGTATTGATCTGCGTCGGGACGTAGAACTCGCCACGGTCGGTGAAGATCAGAAGATCGCGCAAGCTGAGACCGGAGCGGATCTCATTAATCACCTTGTCGCCGACTGATTCCCAGATCGCTTCATCGTCCAGGCCGGTGCCCTTGTCGAAGTTCCTGAACGCTCCAATTTTGGAGCCCCAGACACCAGGGGGTCGGCCCTTGGATCCCAGGAACCATAGGCGCTGTTCGTGCATCTCGGCTTCATTCGGCCAGCCCTTCTCGGCCGAGAATGTCTGCTCGTCCCAATCGCGATCGCCGGTGGTGTCATCGAGCGTCTCGCGGACGGTGCCGGCCATGATCGTCGACGAGGTGCGCGTGTCGCACATGATCTCCTTGCCCTTGTATCGAACGATCGTGTTCTCGTGATCGGTCGTCCAATAGGCAGAGGAGACAGTGAGGTTGCTCGCGCCAGTCGTTGACGACGGCGTGAGCGTCATCTCGACCGGCGCATATTTGTAATAGGGCTGATATTTCGGGTGGCCGTCCGAGTGCTCCTCGAAGGCGTAGTTGGCGACGGCGAAGGTGTCGGCGCCAGTCCGGGTGATGGTCTGGGTTACAAGATCCCCATTTGCGAGGAACATCGTATCGCCGCCCTGAGTGAAACGGAGCTGGGGCAGCATTGCCGTGGTCCACGGCTGGCTGGTCAAGGTCTGTTGTAGGACGCCGGCGGTGTCATAGACATCGAGCCGGGCGTTGGAGAACGCGAGGATGTTTTTCTGAGTGTCCGAGAAGATGAAGGGCAGGAGCCCAATCGCTGTCGTCGGGACAAACGTATTCTTATGTTCGAGACCCGGGCGCCGGCGAACGCCGCCATGCAGCAATAGGCGCATGTTCCGAAGCGAGGCAGCGCCATGGGCATAGTGATCGATGTCCGATCGACCGATCATCAGCGGATCGAGCTCGCCCGAGACGAAATCGGTCTGCGGCGTCTTGGCTAGACCCATTAGCTGCGCCTACGACCAGTCAGTCGGGTGGCGTGAATTCGTTTCGTGGTGTGCTCTTGTGAGGCGACAGCGCCGCCATTGGCGGTGCGATGCTCTTCGATCGTGTTCATCGCGTTCGCCAGTTCGAGATTACGCGGGATCGCGATCGCGAATGACGTGCCGAGACGGTTGATGAGGGCCTCGACAAAATAGGCCGGGAAGTTGCCGGCGACCGGACGGAAGGTGTAATCCATCTGGAGATCGGCGTCCTCTTCGGTGTAGATCTTATCTTCGTGCCGCTCATAAATGATGTCGACGCCGCTGCGTGTGATGCGGCGGATCGCCAGGACAGGCGGGTTTGTGGGGAGCTGGAACGCATAGCTCCAGTTGGCGACAGGCTCAGCCTCGAGGACTGCGCCAAGATCGATCTGACCGTTGGCGAACGGCCAATTTCGCTCCGTCAGGTAGCCGTCCAGCACCTCGTAGTAGATGTCGCCGGCGACAGCCGACTCAGTGCTGTTCGACTCGAAATCGGAAATCGGGCGGGCACCGATTCGAACGAGCGCTTTGGACGCAATCTCAATATCCGTGTGCGACATTGGCAGCTCCTACCAAGCTGGGCGAGGGCCGAAGCCCCCGCCCTGTTGGTGGTGGAAGGCTAGTCGGCGTCGACCGCCCCAAACGCAACCGCATCGGACGTATCCACGGTGGTGCCGTCGTTCGAGAGAACGATCGCAATACCGAAGGTCGCCGAGGCGCCCGCGATGAGGATCCAGTCGCCGACCCTCAACATGCCAACGGCATCGCCGGTGAAGTACGCGGCGGTGTCGATAACAGCCAAGGCATCGCCCGACGTGTAGTGCCAAAGGCTATTGCCCCCGGCGCCCATCGTCGCAACGCGGCTAAGGGTCGCTTTGGTGTAAGCCATCTGTGACCCCCTTCCTAAACTTCGGTGTGCCGAAGTTCGTACAGGCCATCGGTGTCGATGGTGCACGAGCCTTGGCTCATCGAGGTTACGGCGAGGTGCGCCTGTTCCTTACCCTGCCAGGTCAGGTCCAGGCCGATCTCCTTGCCGCTGCCATGACCAACCGCGGTGCGGTGCCATGCCATCGAAGTCCGAATCGCGGCGGGCATCGACCAGCCGGAATACTCGAACACGATGAATGACATGAACCGCTTGGCGCCGACCGGATTACGCCACGGAAGTTCGCCCGAGCCCATGAATTCGGCTGTGGAGAATTCCGCGAGGTTCATCAGGTCGGTGAAGCCTTGCGCGCTCACACCGATGTAACGCTGACCGTCGGCCGGGACGTCCTTGTTGCCGAAGCTCTCGTAGATGATCTCGAGCTTGGCCTTGGTGACGCCGCCGGCGGTGGCGGTCTGGTTGGTCGCTTGAGTGAGACCATCATCGCGAATGAGCTCGTCGGACTTCCGACCCATGGCCGCAGCCAGGGAGACGGTAGCGATTTCGCGTTCGTCGATGTTGGTCTTCAGTTCATCGAGCTCGTCCAGGAACTCGCCGAGGTAGTAGTCGGCGAGCGCGCAAACGACATTCGTGTGAACCAGATTCGCGAGCGGGACTTGGCCGTGACGTGACTTCGTGCCCGCCGTCCCTTTTCCGGACTTACGGAAATTGGTCTGGCTACCGACAATGCCGTCCTTACGCCGGACGGTATTCCGAAGCATCGATCCAAATCGCTGATAGCTGAGATGGACTTCGGCCTCGAACTGCTCGACGAAGTGTTGGTCAACCGTGGTACTCACGATCTTGCCTCCTTCGTCATTTCAGGAAGCCGGGTGTCCAGTCTCTACGCGGGGCGGGTGTCCTTTCGGGCCGCGGCGGTCGTTATGGGCCGGGTCGCAACACAGACAGCGCTATGCGCCGCTCGGATTCTGCGCTGCTACGTTAACCTTTCCGGGAAAGGATCTCTCGTACTCAGCCCGCACCGATTCGATGTAGGCTTTGTCGCGTTTGACAGGATCGAAATAGCGCTCATCGTCCATCATCTTCTCGAGCTCTGCCCGTGTCTTGATCGGGTTGCTCGGAGGAGAACCGCCGTCGCCGCGACCGATCGATCGGCCTCGACCGTGGTTGAACACTTTTTCGAGGGTGTTGAAGCTGGCAGCGTCGGTCATCAGACCGCGCAAGGTGGAGTATTCATCTTCGCTCAGATTCTTGGATGCCCAGGCGCCGATAGCCGTTCGGCGCGCTTCGTAATTCTCGCCGATCTTCTTGAGCTCTTCGGTCGGATCGGGGATCTTGGTCGCTTCCTCTTTCACCCAGGCCGTGACGCCGGCCTCGAAAGCCTCTTGGGTGAGACCGTTCGCGTGGGCTGTCTCACGCCAGAACGCCATCATTGGATGGTCTTCGCTGAGTTCGGCCTTGACGTACTCGGGCAGGACCGTCTCATCGAACTTGGCTTCGTAGCCATCGGGGCCATCGGGCACGCCTTCGGTGACCTTATCCTCGAGCTCCTTGGTGAGATCGGCGCGCATGGTCTCGGTGACGCCCTCGAGGTGGGTCGCCATCAAGGTCTCGAATTCGGGGGATGCTTTCTGGAAGTCGGTCACTCGCTTGCCAAGTAGGCCGGCGAGCTCGCCATGGGCCTTGGCGAGATCATCGACGCGGATCTCCTTGGTATCGGCGTTCCAGAATTTCTCGGGGATATTGTCGGGGCGATCGCCGGCGCCGTTGTTGCCACTATTGGCGGCGGCGGCTTCTGCGGCGGCGGCAGCTTCGGCGGCTGCGGCGGCTGCGGCGTCATCGCCATCGTTGGGATCAGCGTCGCCGGCAGCGGCAGGAAGTAGGGACTCTGGCATTAAAGCGTTCCCTTCTGGATGCGCGAGAGCATGACCTGGACGATGTACCGCTGGCCTTCCATATGCCGCAATTCCTGGTCGCTCACTCGAGGGCCGTTGATGCTGTCTATCGTAATTCCTCGTAGGTAATCAACAATTTCCTCACCGAGCGGTGTGTTGAAGGTCAGGGCGAACCATTCGTTGATGCGGTCTTCCTGGCCTATTTCACGGATCACGCCATCGATGCCCATGCCTTCTGTCGGCGTGATTTCGCCTCTGCGGACACCAGCCGCCTGAGCTGCTCGAGCGCGTGATCGTTCACTCATCCGAGTTGCGACTGTGTTGCGCCGGCGATCGCGGCGGGATCCATGCCAGCGGCCGCGGCCTCACCAGCCATCTGCCCCATCTGCTCAGCGAGGGTCCGGGCCTCCTGCTCGTTCCGAAGGAGCGCCGGATCGATACCGTGCTGCTTGCCGAGGAAGCGGGCCGCCTCTTCGGCCTTGACGGCGACCTGGGTAAGCCGGGCGCCGAAGCGGAGGTTCAGCTGCTCGAGGTAGCGATCGAGCGCGAGGATCTCTTCATCGGCCTGGCTGTTCGCCAGTGGCGACGTGACAACGATGTCGATGAAACGTCCGTCGATCTCGGGTAGATCGATCACACCGCGTAGGCGAAGGATCTGAGCGACGCGGATGACGACAGGCCGGACCATCTCATTGATCAGCCGGCCATAGGCGGCGCCGATACGGCGGGCGAGCTCCGCGCGCCGGACGTTGATCTCGGTCGCCGATTTCACCGGGTCATCGACAGGGCCAAGCATATCGTCGAAGAGAGCGTGTTTGATGGAGGTCTGGAGTTCTTCGGTGACGAAACGGCCAACATCGAAGTTCGACGGCGATTCGAGGGGTTCGAGACCATTGGAGCCGGGTCGCTTCGGAACGATGGTGCCAGGGACCAACTGGATATTGTCCGAGTTGATCGTCTGCTCATCGTCGGTCTGCCACATACCGGCGATCGCGATCTCGGCGTTTTCGAGCGTGAGCTCTTGAACGAGATTGAGGGTCTTGATGTCGGGGAGCGCGTTCATGAGCGGCCCACGGCCCCAATCCTCGCCCGAGGCAACCGTCCAGCGGTAGACCATCCAAGGGTTCGAGCCCTGACCGTCGAACACGTCGCTGTCGACCATGTGCTTGAACTTCTTGGCGATTACCCGGTATTGCCAGCGTTCGGTGGCGAGCGAGCGATCGCGCCAGGTGATTTCAACGAAATCGCACATAGCTTCCGGCTTGTTGTGCATCGCCTGGATCATATCGGGGCTGAAGGTCCCGGTTTCGTAAAAGCTGAAGGCGTCGCGGAGTTCTAGCCGCCGCTCACGCGCCATCGTCTCGATAACGCCCCAGGGGCCACCTTTGATCAGAAGGTTGGTCAATGGCACCGAGGTGAAGTTGACGACCTGGACTGCATCGCCGGGATCGGCGATCAGGGCTGCGGTGCCGATCGCGATGTCGTGGAAGCTCTCGGCGACCGCCGTGGAGAAGTTCGAATCGCGGATCGCGCGGAAGATCTCATCGTTGATCGGGCCGAGTTGCCGGTTGATGTCTTCGCGCTGGTTCTCCGGCACATCGAGGCCGGCGACCAGTTTGGCAAAGCGGACGCCGGGCGGCACGATGCCCGACTGGAGCCTCGAGGCAAATTCCGGCGTGGAGTTGACAGCGGTCGAATCGAAGATCTCACCGGCGTTGTCGCGACCAACGGTCGTCTGATCGAAGCGGGCGCGCGCCGGCAGCGCGAATTTGTAGCAGTCATCGAAGATCGGTTCCCAGAGCTTGCGCTTTGTAACCATGCGCGCAACCAGTCTGAGGATCTGGCTAATCTCATCGTTGGTGTTGGGTGCGCCCGCGATCGCCGTTGGCGCGTCACCAAGGAGATCGCCAGTTGCTTGAGCAAAGTCAGCCATCGATTACACCAATGTGCCAGAGGCTCCGAGGAGATCGGCGCCAGGGAAGCCGGTTTCGCTATTCGTCAGCAGAGATCGGAAGCCTCGATTCCCGGCGAGTGCCTGGATCTTTTCCTCCTTCTCCTTCGCCTCGAGGGCCTTCTTTTCAGCTTTGGCCTCAGCCTCCGCTTTGCGACGTGCTTTCTCGATCTTCGGATCTGGCCCTTGGGGCTTCGGCGCTTTCGGCATGAGGAAGCCCATCAGGCTCTCCTATCGGTGCGGGTGTGACATCATCCGGGAGAAAATACGGGATAGCACCTCGCTCGCGCAATTCACATTGCAGGGCCCAAGGTGTCAGACATCTGGAGCGATGTCCAACAAGGCCCTTCACCATCGGCACGCAATAACTGAGCGAAACGAGCGGGAAGAGGATCGATCGATCGGCTTCGACCTTGAGGATCAATCCCTCGCTGGAAGTGTAGGCGATCAGCTTATCGATGAAAAACCGAGGTACGCCAGTCACTTGCGTGCGGCCCATGAAATGATCGACATAGATCCATCGTTCGACCACGGCATCGTAGCCGAAGGCGAGGCAATGCCGAAAACCGGGCTTCAGGTAGCGCAGCCACCACGGCCGCAGGACTGGCGGATCGCAAAAGGCAACATACCAATAATCGACATTGAGGCTGTTTCCGTTCATCCGGCACGCAGCCGTTGACGTGTGCGATCGCCGAATTTCCGCCAGCGGCCGCGAGTATTGGCTTGACCTCGAGGTCGGTTGCTTTGGAGCAATCGCGAGCCCTCGCCGGCGCCTAGCGCGGCATATTGGAACGCCTCGCAAATATGGCTGTAATGGTTCTTGTCCGGCTTCGGATCGTACTTCACGCCATCGGCGGTGCGCCGCCGCTTGTACTGGTACTTGCCCTCGAGGCCGGAAATCAGGATCCGGCAATTTGGCGAGATCAAGACGCCGGGCATCCCATCGATCATCCGTGACAGGATCGAGTCGACAGCCTCAATCCGCATGGTCAGGTCGTTCTCGCCGGGGGCCGGCAACGCCGGCACGCCCATATTATCGAGCAACCGGAACGGCGTCATTTCATCGGTTTGGGCGCGGTGGTCGCCCGCAGGGTCGCCCCAAATCTGTGAGGCCATTCCGGGGTAATTGACGGCGAGGTGCATCTTGAGGCGTTGACCGAAGGCTTTGACGCCCATATCGCTCGTGACGATCTCCTCGAGGACCCGCCAGCGGCCGCCGATGATCTGGCAGATGATTGCGGCTGGCGTCAGACCGAAATCGAGGCCGATCAAGAGCTTACCATCGGGAGAGGCGACCAGGACGTCATGGGCGACGTGGATGTCCCGACGGAAGCCCTTTTGGACCGGCTTGCCCTCTTGATCGCTGCCAAGGCGGTTCAGGATGTAGACATCGATCCAGGCTTTCGTCTTGCCCTGGATGGTGTTCGGGTAATAGTCGCCGGCCAGGTACTCGAGGTTCTCGGCGTTCGGATTGATGTCATAATCGAAGAGTTTGCCCTCGCCGTCGAGCAGCTCGACCATCGCAGCGGGCTGGGTGAAGAATTTCCAGTTTTCCGGCAGGATGTAGGTCAGTTTGTCCTCATCCGTCATCCAGTCCGGGGCGGGGGCCTCGCCCGACATAATCGGCCACCAATGGTCCTCTTCCGGCGAGTTGGTGTCCATCACGACGCCAGGGACGGTCGCGCCGCCGTCGATCAGCGGCGGGTAGCGGTTCACGCGCCCGGTCAGGTGATCGATGATGGCTTTCGGGATCTCGCGGGCTTCGTTCACCCAGGCTGCGGTGATTTCGAGCGAGAGCAGATTATCGATGTCTTGAGGTCGATCGAGCGCCAGGAACAGGACATCCATTTCGACGTCGCCGGCGCGGATCTCGTGACGGAACGGCGGCGTCCAGAAGAAGCGGCCCCAGCGCTTTTCGGGGAACCACTGGAGCCACGTTGCGATTGTGGTCGTTTTGAGCTGCGGGCCGGTACGGCGCAGCACGGCGAATTTCGATTTCCGGATACCTTCACGGTTCGGCACTTGGGCCAAACCACGCATAAAGATGTCGATGCACGCGCCGACGGACTTGCCGGATCCAAGAGGACCGCGGATGCCTTTAACGAACTTATCGCCCTTGATGAAGTCCGCTAGAACCTTGCCGCCGGCCTCGTAGTCGAGGCCAGCCATGTCAGGGTCTAGTGACCGGCGCCTTCGGGTTTTTCTGACGTAGCGCGATGGACGAAATTTTTTCTGTCCAGCGGCAACCTTCCAGCCTCGACCAAGGATTTGTTGATCTCTTGGGCGGCGAACTCGGCCGAGATCTCGCGACCTCGCATGGAGCGGCCAGCCACGCCGTCGATCGACCGGCTGACACCCTCGCCGGTGAGTGTGAGCTCGCCCTCGCCAACATGGCCGTCGGGGGTCAGTCCGTCACTCGAACCGGGCAGAAGGCCGATAGCGCCGGCCGTAAAAATCGGTTTGTGCGTCATGAGATGGCTCCAATCACAGTGGTTCTCGGCTCGATGAATTTAGCTTGCACGCCCAGCGCGATCCTCTCCTCGCAGAGCTTCGGTCCGAAGGCTTCGATCAGTCGATCGGCTTCCCGGTCGGTGTACGATTCAATCGGGAAGGATTGCATGTGATATTTCTTCACGATTGCGCGAAGCCGCAACAGGTCGGGGAAAGCTAGGCCGCTGATGAAGCTGCCGCCTGAGCCGAGGATCTTGATCGGTTGTTCGGTCATCCGGGCCGGATAGTGCAAACTGCGGTTCCCGACGTATAGGCGGAAAGACCGATGTCGTAAAGAGCGCCGGCGGGCACGTCGCCGTCATCCGGGTCGACTGTGCCGGCTGCCACGGCGGTTCCGGTGAGGAACGGCACGAAGTTGGTTCCGTCGAGTGCGCGGCGGACCTGCCAGGTGCCGGCGAAGGTTCCCCGGACCTCATAGTGCATCTTGCCTTTGCCGCGCAGCTTGTTGGTCGAGAAGACCTGCGAGCCGGCCGAAACGGTGATGTCTTCGAGTACATTCGCCATGACAGGTTCCTATTTCTTGGCCTTGGGCGTCTTCGCGGCTCGCGCGGCGCGGCTCTTGGTGTTGCGATCGTTGATGCGGTCGCGATGCTCCTGCAGGGCCTTCGCGTCGGCCTGCTCCTTGTCGGCCAGCTCCTTGAGCTTGCCCTTGGTGTGGCGGCTGTTCTGCTCGCCGGAGGTGAGCTCGCGTTCGACCATGCGGAGCGTCAGATCGATATTCGTGCGGTAATTCTCATCGATCTCGCTTTCGAGGAGGCGCTTGGCAAAGGCGTTCAGCTCCTTCGCAAGCGTCTTGGACGTTTTCGCGCGGTAGGCCATCGATTTGTACCCTGCTGGAATTTACGTTCGGTCGAGCGATCATACACGCCTTCGATCCCGGCGCTATGCACACAGAGGGGTAGCAGTACCAGGGGGGCTATTGCAGTTTTTGTGTACTTAGGGGGGGAAACTACACTTTTTTCCAAAACGGCACGAAAAAGGCCCCAGGCCGGGAAACCTGGGACCAATTTTCGTCAGGGAAGAACACCGCCGCCAAGCGGATGTTGCATACTGTATCTGGCCGGTTAGGCTGTCAAGCCTTGGAGCGGGTCGCCAATCGATGCAAATGCCACACGCCGGCGGCGATGAGGCCGATGGCGAGGAACAGGCCGAAGGCGCCGAGGGTCAGAGCGCCGAACAGGAGCGCGCCAACGATCGAAGCGCCGACGACGACGGACCGGCAGAGGGACAGGCACAGTTTCATTGCGGCATCTGAACATTGTAGCCAAGAGCTTCGGCGGCCTTGTGCATGAGGTTGTCGCATTGCTTCCGGCAGATGCAATCGTCCTTGCTCGGACATTCGGTGAGGCACTCGTAATCGCCGGCGATCTGAGCGAAGAGGGCGCGCTTGGCGATCTGTAAGGAGATCTGAAACTCCTTGTTGGCCGCCATCACCGCCCGGACTTCATGGGCCATCGAGCGAAACGCCGTGGCGCTGTCTTCGTCCATGCCATCGATGATGCTCTTGGCGCTCGGGCGTTCATCGGCCGGCTTGGCAAGCGACGGGACGACGATGTGGGCAGCAGCGTTGTGTTCTACCATGCGGGGTTCCTTTTATTCGGGGGTGCGACGCGCGGGTCGCCCGGGTCGGCCATCGTAGCGGGCCCTAATAGCGCGATGGACAAGATCGCTGGCAACCATCCTCGAGACGTGATCGATCGCTTTCTGGACACCGGCTCTGCCCGCCTTGTCGATCTCGTCCAGACAGCCCTCATCGATCTCAACCGCAAACGTCAAGGTGCGGTGTTCCATCTGGCTGCTCGTCGTGCCTTGCATACGTTCCAGCGACCGGGGAAGTTTCTCGGCAAGGGCGTCCTCGAGGTCGCTGATCTCGCGCCCCAGGTCGTTGATCTGCGCGTAGAGCGCCCGCATGTGCGAGACAATATCGTGAGCCAGCTCGTTGCCGCTGCCGGCATCGATGGGTTTCATATTCCTATACCTGTCCTTTGCCTCAAATGTGAAATCGATACCCGTGACCTCTCGAACTCTGCGTTCGCACTCTTCGAGCCATACGTAAATGTCCGTGGCGCTCTTGTCGTTGAATTGCTGCGCCGGGATCCAGTTCACCGCGCTGCCGTACAGGGTCGCGTCGTGCATGATCCTGCCGAGGGCCTCCTCCGCGAGGTGGCGATTAGAAGCCATAGCGAAGATCGATGGCGACGATCACGCCCAGGACGACGAACACCATGACGAGCACCGACAAGGGCCGCCAGTAGGTTCGGCAGAAGGCCGGAAAGCTGCGCTTGCCGTCGTATCTCATGGATGTACCAGCTCCCGGAATTCGGCGAGGCGCTTGACCTTGCGCCCGGCGCGGATCCACTGATTGAGCTGCCAGTTCGACAACTTGCGGATGGCAACGGATTTCGGCGACCACCAGCTTTCGATCATATTGTCACGAGCCTGAGCGAGATCGATCGATCGTTCGGACCGCCAACGACTTCGTTTCTCCTGGGAAGGCGCAGGCGGCTTCGGCTGCGGCGGTAACGTCGTGCCAAGAAAATTCTGATAGATCGGGCCGATCGAACCAATCAAGCTCTCGGCAAAGCTCGAACGCCGCATCGGCGGCTTGCGCGGTACTCGGGTCATATCGCGGCTACTCCTCGCCTGGACCATGGGCCAGAACACGGACCTCCTGGTCCGGTAACGGCGCCACTGTGATGACAGGGTACTTGTCGTGCTTGCGGTACTCGCGGAGCAGCGAAACAACGCCAGCGCGCCAGCGGTGCGCGAGGGCCTTTTCTGCCTCCGGGACACACGCGACGCTCCCCAATAACCAGGTGATCAGCGCCGTAGCGCGATCGGCCAGAAGCCGCTCAATGGCTTCCTCCTCATAAGGCGGTAGTGGTGTCGTGTTCGGCATGGCGGCTAGTTTCCTCCTCTACTCGGTGTCGGACCCTTATAGCCTACTCCGTGTTCCGTTCTCGGGACCCCCCTTCCCGATATAGATGCCTCCCCCCCTCACTTATCTAACCGGATGTTAACATCGAGTTGTCCGTGCTCATGGACGTGCTTCTCTGGCGGTTTGAAACCTGTCCGATCGAGGATGTCCTTGCTTGCGAGGAACTTCACGTACTCGGACCGAGCCTCTGAGCTCATCGTGGCTATGGACTGCCTGGCTCTGGCAGCGTCCACACCCATCGCAGCACTTGTCTCTTGCATCATGTAAGCTACTACATGCGGCAATCGGAGTGCTTTAGACGCCGCACAGCGACCAGCTTCACACTTGATACCGTTGGCGTAGCCTGCTGTCACGGCTGCATCGGTGATGCTCAGTCTCGACGTTACGAGTGTGTCCACGAGCTTGCGCTGTTTCTTGGTCAGTGGGAACTCGATGGGAGCGAGCGGTCGACCGGTCGTCACGTCGATGTATTGAGGCATATCGGAAGGTTTCCAGATCCGTAGAAGTTTAATAAGCACCGTAACCTTTTGGGCTGTCAATGGACAAATGGAGACAGTTGATAACGCTCGACAATTAAATGTCAGTGCTGGTGACGTATGTCTCGAATGGCTTGCGCCATGGTAAGGACGTTCCGCCGTCCTTTACAATCCCACGGCCAAGGCTTCGGCCTTGGATGCGAGAACCTGAAGGATCAGGTTCATCAATCCTAGTGGTTCTTGGTGTCCACGTTCGACGCGGCCGCGCAAGATGCGCGTCACGTCTCTCGGGACTGGTCGCCCAGCCTGTGGCCCGGCTTACGCTCTCGGTGTACCAGGGCCAATCGCTGCGCGATCGTCCTGTTACCCCTGAGCTTGACGCAAGCCAGTTCTGTATTGCCCGAGTGGACAATCCAGAACCGCAAGCATGGCGCCCAGCGTCAATAACATGGCGATGCCATGTCCTTGCCGCATGGGCAGCGCCATGCTCGCTCTGGCTTGGTCAAAGCCCTGTCGGTGGTCTCTCTCTCTATATGATCGCCCGACATTATCACTCGGCTCTCGAGGGATAAGTAAAGGGGAGGAAACACCGGGGTGGCCGGCCATCATGCGTGAGAACGCATGACATCCTTATGTCCCAGTGGTGGTCAGGCCGTGTTCCCTCTCGCCTGCGGCGACTACGCAAGAAAACCAGTCGAGCCGCTTCGCTAGTCTCGACAGCTCTGCGCTCGCTTCGCTCGCTTGCCCCTTACGGGGTTTCTCGCTCCGCCCTTGACTGACCCTCTCCCGCGAGTGTGTTGGGCGATACATATCGCGCGAGCGCGATGTGGATGTGGTGTCCCGCGTCCCGCGGGGCCCGAGAACGGGAGTTCCGACATGACGTACCTATTCGACGACAACGTGAGTTTCAGGCGGGTGGCGACCTTGGAGAGCATCCTCGACGCTCTGCGCGAGAAGCAGGCCGTGAGCGAGCTCAGCGACCGCGACGTCCTGGAACAGACGATCACCGAGGCCGAGCTGGTCTCGATGACACCAACCGACATGGGAGTATAGATCATGACCAGCACACCTCTGACTGAAGCGATCGAGGTTTCGAACCGACATCTCAAAGGCGAAGCCACGGCCGAAGAGGCGCGTGTGGCGATGGCTATCGCACACGACTGGTTGAACGATGTGGACGCTGCCGATGATTCGGTGCTGCATACAATCGACAAGCTCCTGGGAGCCGCTGCGTTGCCCGCGCCGATGCGTTGGGTCAACCGCGCTGTCTTCTGGATCTCGGCGCTGTTTGGCTTCGTGGTCGGAGCGTGCGCCATGCTCCTCTGGATGATCCTCAAATTCATCACATGGCCGTTCCGTCTGGTCCTGGGTTGGTTCAAGCCCAAGTCGGCGATTGACTGGAGTGATCCGGACATTCGGCGGGCGGTGTTGAACGCCAAATTCGCATCCCTGCGTACCTCGAAATCGGGAGACTGATCATGGATACGACACCTCTTGGTGACTTCTACGACCTGTTGCAGCGTCACGATTGGTTCTACGAGATGTCCGATGACCACCGCGTGTGGCGGGTGGGGCGGCGCGAGATGGAAGCCATCGATGCGATCGCCAAGCAATCGGATCTCCACCAGCACTTGCTCGAGGGGTTCCGCAAGCATCACTTCTCCGGTGAGCCTTGGAAGACCGA